CGGCGGCCGGTCCGGCTTCTGTCCTGGCTGCCCTGCAGGCGAACTTCCCAGGCGTTGGCTTCCGCGGCACGTTCCGCGCAGACAATGCCGGGGGCGCTGGTGTATCGCGCTCCGTTGCCTACAACAACAGCAACGAAGCGATGAAGATGCGTATTCCGCTGCCTCTGATGGTGGGTGAGATCATCAAGGTGAACTCGTTCGATTACCAGACCGACTACAAGTACCGTATCGGCGGCCTCGACGTACTCGAGGACACTGCCGGCTACGTGCTGACGGGTCTGTAATCATGGACGGCATGGAAGTGGAAAAGGTGGAGGGCGTTGCGCCCTCCCCGCTCACCGACGAACAGCTGGCCGATCTGAAAGTCCGCGAAGGCAAGGAACTGTTGCCAACGCTGACCGATGATGAACTGACCCGCTTGATGGCGGTCAACGAAAAGAATACGTTGACCGAAGCAGCGTCACGCGAACTGGCGCGCCGATCCGATTGGTCCGAGCCGGCAATCGCCACTGGCGATGAGCCCATCGAAGAAGACGAGCCGGCAATCGCTACTGGCGATCTGGCTGAAGGCGATGATCTGGTCAACACGTCCGGCCGACCACAGCGGTTGGGTCGCGATATCCTTGCACCGGGTGAAAGCCTGACCATCGAAAAGCGTCATCTTGTTGATCAGCGATTGCTGCCGCGCATTCGTCATGCCCTGCGGTTGGGTATGTTGAGCCATGGCACTGATTGATGATTTTAAAGCACGGTTTCCTGAGTTCGAGACAGCGACGGTAGACACCTACCTGCCTATCCTCGAACCGGTCTGGCCGAGTTATTATGGCGTTGCCTACTCGACCGCATCGAAGGAAGCCGTGCTTAATCTCATCGCCCACCTGATCGCTATGGAAACGTCGGGCAGCTCCGGTGCCTCGCAGCAGGTTGCCAGCGTTTCGGTGGGTAGCGTTTCTGAAAGCTACCAGGCCGCCGCATCGGTAAGCGAAGACGCGGTGTTCTGGAACGCCACTAAATACGGGCAGCGTTTCCGCCGCCTGACACAAGGCCGATATGGCGGCGTAGCGGTATGAAACCGAAACAGTTCCTGCAGCATACAACCAAGATGGCGAAGAATCTTTCCGGTGTCCGTCGGAAAAGCGTATTCGTCGGCCTACCTGCTGAACGTGCGGGCGGCAAGGTGTACGGCGACGGTATGTCAATTATTCGGATCGGCGCTATTCACGAATACGGCGTGCCGGGTAAAGTCCCGCGCCGTTCGTTCCTGCGCGAACCGTTCCGCATCAAACAGGCTGAGCTGAACACCGCCATCGCCAAGGAGTTCGAAGCGGTCGCCAATGGTCGCGATATCGACACCGGCCTCGGGCGCATCGGCGCACTGGCGACCAATGTCAGCAAGGGTGCGTTTGTTACTAGAGGTTATGGTGTGTGGAAGGAAATTACCGAACAGACGAAACAGCGAAAAGGCTCTAGACAGACGAAACAGCGAAAAGGCTCTAGCCAGACGAAACAGCGAAAAGGCTCTAGCCAGACGCTGATCGACAACGGACTGCTACGCGGTTCGATCACATGGGTAGTCAGAGGTAAATGATGCCGCTGCCTAACGTATCGAACGCCGTTGCTCGGTGGGCCGGGTCGTACACGGTCAAGACGGTAACCAGACAGACGGTCGATTTCGTACCGGCCGACGTAGTGACGAGCCGCATCGTGCAGGCCCTTGTTCAACCTGCCAAGATGGAAGACCTGAACCCCGATCAGATCGACTGGTCGAAGGAATATCTGACCGTTCATTCGCTAACCGCCCTTGTTGATGGAGATCTGCTAGAATACGAAGGCGAGGACTTCAAGATCATCGGCGCCGGCAAGTGGCTTTCCTTTGGTTACATGGAAGTTCTCGCCGAACAGACGAAACGACCGCTTGTCGAGGTGACATGATGCCTGCAACATTCATTCGGAGATTGCGCGAAGCCCCGGCAATAGCCGCCAAGCTGATAAGAAGTACCGGCGAATTGTTGAACGTGGCAGACACTATAGCTCATGCCACGGATGATACGGGCGCGGTCATTACCTTGGATAAACTGCATTCGGTCATTGATCGCGGTGGCCTTTTCTCTATTCAGCGAAAACTAACAGTCAATGCGGGTCAGTCGATATATATGTCCGGTTTGACCGATATAAACGATGTGCATTTTATTCAGCAACATTTCACTGCGGATGGCGGCGGCCTTGAAATCCGGCTTTTTGAAGATTCAGTAATCAGTGGCGGAACGCCGTATACGGTACAGAACCGCAATCGCAAATTGCATGGCGTCATTGAACCGAGATTTCAGATATTGGATGCCCCGACGATTGTCGATATCGGGACTGAAATCGGTCTTGTATGGCTTCCGCCATCCAGCGTTCCGGTATCTGGCGGGTCTGAGAGAGGCGAACAGGACGAGTGGGTTCTGGATGGTGGAAATCGTCAGTATCTTCTTGAAATGAAGAACACAAACGGTGTTGGTGGTAATCGTGATCTGACCACCTCTATGATGTTCTACGAACCAGCTGTCCTGCCGTTTTATGGCGATTAACAATGGCTGATCCACGCATCGCCGTTGCACTGTTCGTGCGCGATCTGCTGACATACGAGGAACAGCTGATCAAGCTCGGGCGCGAAGGCTACGAGATAACCGATTTCACGATTGGTTATATTGTTGTCGATGCGCTTGCCAGACAGGAACGCATCGCCAGCCTAGAGAGCTACGACGGCACCGCTGAAGAGCTAAAACTTGGTTCGATGTGGCGCGGACAAATGACACTAGATTTTTATGGCGATGGGGCCTATGATCGTGCTGTTGATTTTAGTTTGCGTATGCGCTCCCAGGCGGCGCTCGAGTTGAAGAAGACGCTGGGCATCGAAATCCAGCAACCGACCGGGCCGACCGATGTCAAACAATTGACCGGTCAGCAGTACGGCGAACGGGTACAGCTCGAGATGGCGGTGCAGAGTAGTAGTGAAGTGACAATTAATACCTTGCGGATCGACACGGCACAGTTCGAAATTCGCAACGAGGAGGGCATTCAATATGTCGGCGAATCTGAATAACGTAATCAATGTGGCACTGCTTCTAGAAGGACAGCTTGCCGCCCGTGACAATATGAACGTGGTCGCACTCGTAACGAGTCAGATCACCGGACCAATCAACAGCGCGAACCGCTATCAGCTTTATAGCGATCTGGATTCTGTCGCTACCGATTTCGGTACTGATTCGGAAGTCTACCAGCACGCAACAGCCTTCTTCGGTACTCAGCCGAACCCAACGAACGCGGGTGGCGTATTGGTCATCGGCTTCTGGCGCGCTGCCGATGAGAATGTCGCGGCCAGCTCGGCCGTTGTAACCGGCGCACAGCTCACCGAAGCCAGCCTGATTCCGCAGCTTCAGGCAATCAGCGACGGTTCGTTCGATATCGATGTGGATGGCGGCACGGTCAACGTAACCGGCATCGACCTGCGTGCGATTACCACGCTCGAAGAGGTGGTGGCACTTCTGAACACCGCAGTCACCGGCGCAACTGTCACTCTCAGCGACGACGACCGGATCATCATTACCAGCGACACTACTGGCGCGACCAGCCTGCTGACTCTGCCGGTGGCCGGTGCTGCCGGTACGTTCCTCGGCGCGCTGCTCGGTCTGGCCACCGGTACCGGCGCAACGGTTGTGCAGGGCGCTGCAGCTTCTGTACTGTCCGCCGAAACGCAGGTTGACGCACTGACCGCACTCAAGGCGCTGGTGAACTTCAAAGGTTTCGTAATGATCGACGAGGCGGCTGATGCGACTCGTAAGCTGGTCGCCGCATGGGCACAGGCGAATAGCGTTCTGGGCTATGAGACGTTCGACACCGCCGCGAACTTAACCGTCGATGTGACGAACGTCGTGTGGGATGTTAAGTTGTCTGGGTATAAAAACTACCGCATGCAATACAGTCTGGCCGGCAACCGCCGCCTGGCGACAACCTACATGTCGCGGGTGCATGTAGTGAACTTCAACGCTGAGAATTCGGCGCTGACCATGCACCTGAAGGAGTTGTCTGTAGCTGCCGAGGAATACACGCAGACGCAGATCACAGCCGCGAAGACTGTCGGTCTGGATATCTACACCACGAATAAGAACGTGCCGATCGTACTGACCAGTGGTGCGAATGATTTCGTCGATAACCGGTACAACCTGATCGCATTCATCAACGCGGTGCAGACCGATATGTTCAACCTGCTGAAGCAGACCGGTACCAAGATCCCGCAGACTCAGCGCGGCGTCAATCAGCTCATTGATCAGGC